TAAAATACTGTAAATCAAGTTTTTTGCCAATAAATTCACGTTTTACAGAACTTTGCATTGACCTTAAAAAACTGACTTTACCGTGTAATATATTTTTCAAGTCTGCTTCTTTTTTAGGATTAATTACAAGATTTCCATTTTTTTGTATCATATATTCTTCCTCAAACTCTTTACCAGTTGGAAGCTGTTTATCCATACCCAAAATAAGATTCATTAAACTTGCAATTTCAGACGGCGAATCAATCATTGGCGTGCCTGTCATTAAAATCGTTTTCGTATTTTTAACAAGATGCAATAATCGATGTATATTATTATATTGCCCTTTTAATGATTCATCCACACGACCTTTATCATTTACAATGCGAAGATGATGTGCTTCATCAATAACAATAATAATATTACTATAATTTTTAATGATATCTTCGTCGCTCATTTTTGACAATTGTTTTGAAAAAGTCTCAAACGTTTGAAATTGATAGAATTCTGCCAATTTTTTATTAATACGTCGTCGCAGTTTATTGGCAGTTAAATTTCCAGGATTGTCATACCCCACTTTATCCTCTTTATCTTCATTATCCTTTACTTTATACTTGCCATCTGTACACTTTTCAACAAGTTCCTTTTTATAATTCTCAATCAAATTTTTACCTTTCATCAAAATAAGGGCACCTCGAAAGGACGATTTTTCAGACCGAATTTTTTCAATGACGGCTACAGACGCGCACGTTTTACCTGTGCCCGGTTCGTGCATCACTAAAATACCATTATACGGTGTATAGGAGCTTAAAAATCGCGCCATAATGATTTGATGGTTCATATATTCCCCAGGCTTTTCAGGACGTTTCTCGATAGGTTGAAGCCTGACATCGTGAAACTCTTTTTTATGATACAGAGAGGTTGTATCAACTAAATCTGATCCTAAAATGGCTTCTACATCCTTATCAAACTCTGTATAGGATGGCAAAAAATCAATAATGTCCATTTATATTAAATTAAATATTTAATTTAACATTACGCTGCTTTCTCTTATTTTCATAAAAAACAGCACCAAAAACATTGCATTTATTTCATATTTGAAAATTCATGTAAAATGTACTGTAATTTACTTGGAATGCAATCCAAGTCAAACTTTAAACGACTTTTCAATGCCTTGCCACTATATGGCAGATCACTTGTAGACATAATCTGTTGTTGTTCTTCCATATAATACGCTTTAATAAGGGCATACACGATTTCTTGTTTTTCATCAGTCATCCCCTTAAATTTATCAATCAAGGCATCTTTTTGATCATCGTTAAGTTCCTTAAAGTCTTCATCGGTGTGAGCAAGTCTTTCATAAAGCGGAAAATTTGGAAAGTTCATTCTGGCTGGTTTCTTTTAATTTTATTTATTCTTTTTTAAATTTTCAATTTTAAACAGCCCTTTAGAAAAGGGCCGTACCCCCAAAACGTGGAAGTCGGCAAAGCCGACGGTGAGAAGCAGTCTGGAACCCTCTTTAGCCCGTCGCGCGTGCCTGCTTTGCAGGCGTCAGCTTTGCTGACTGTGGGCGGTGACCCATCATTAAACCCCGTTGGTGCGCGGACGGGACCGCGCCTATATACCATTTAAAAAAGATTGTATACTATAAATAAAGAAGTAATGAGCGGATTATTATTTTTACAAACAGAAGATTTTGGCATACAACAAGGCCAAAAAGGGCCCATATTATGCCACTCTATACGAGGAATTAGTTTAGTTTTATTTTACTCCATAAACTGTCAATACAGTCGTGAGCTGATCCCCATTTTTAAACGATTGCCTGGTCAGTTGGGAGGCTGTCAATTTGCAATGATCAACGTCAGCGCACAAAAACACATTATTGGAATGAGTAAAGCCACCATTTCCGAAATAAAATACGTGCCATTGATGATTTTATATGTCGCTGGAAAGCCATTTGTGCGCTATGACGGGCCTCACGACGAAAGTGAAATTAAACGTTTCATTTTTGAAGTCAGTAGCAAGATTCAAACCAAAGAAAAGTTTACAAACAAAGAAGCGCCTCGTCACCAACAACAAGCCACAGTGGGCACAGGAAGCGGAACACGTGCTGTACCGGCTTATGCCGCGGGTCAGCCATTATATGGCGATTCAGATGATTTTTATATGGAATTTGCTGAAGCCTACACGTAATACGCCTTTTTCACAAAAAGCCGTACCAAAAATGTTACAAGTGAAAGAAAGTGTATTTTTTGGTGCCGCTTTTTTTTAAAAAGCGGCGTGCTTTTCAATTAGCATATACGATCCCGCTCCAAGTGTTGCACCAAACGCAATCCCACCTGCAATTTGTGTCCAATTGTGACACCCAATAGCCACACGACTATACCACACAAGACCAGCAAGAACCCATAAAAGGGCAATTTTTAGACATTTTTCAGTTTTACTCCACTTTGTTTGTCTGTAAATGTAAAGACTCCAAAACATCGCCGCAAATGTTGTTGTTTGTGAGTGACCGCTTGGAAACCCAAACGTCTTACTACCATTTGCCGAACAGTCGTTGAAAATGCCACACCCCGATTGCGGTGGATTAGGGCGAATCCATGGATCCACTGGGTCTAACATATTTTTAAATGCAAATTTTTCAAGATGATTTAAGCCTTCCCCAAGCACGATATAGGACACCAAAAACCACAAGCACCATTTGTCGTTTGTTAGAAGAAATGTACACAACGCTGCAACGCTTATAAAATAAGGAGAGACCTGTGCAAGATTTTTGGGTATGGTTACAAATGACTCTGACATTCTTTATAAAAGTATTAAATTTTTATAAATTTTTATTGCAAGTACACTTCTTTATTTACACTAAACAGATGTACATCAAATTTTTTTAAAAGCATTTCTATCGGTTCATATAACGATTCTTTCATATCAAATAAATATATCCATTTTTCGTGAGATGGAAAAAAGTTGGAATATGACAAAATTTGACCAAGTGCGTGTTTCCAATGTAAAGCGTTTTTAATTTCAATTATTTTAGTATCGGTTAGCAAATCAATGTATCCAAACGGCGTTTCTACTTCAATCTCTCCACCCATCTGAGTCTTATAATACACTTGTAGCATTTTTTCAATCTTTTTGGTATCATTATCTGGTATAACAGTCTCAATGGCTTTTTTGTATTTTTCATTATTTTCATTATCCATTTTCCATTCATTAATCCAGTCAACCGTTTGAATAAAAAAATCTGTTGAAATCCATTGCGCAATGTGAAGCCCTATAGTAGGATGTACCCACGTAGATTGATTTTTATTTAATCCATTTTGATTTATTTGGATCAAACTATCTTTATCGATGGGTGTATTGACGCAAAGTTTTTCAACAAGTTGTTTTGTTTTGCTATTTTTAAACCAATTAGAAAATTCTTTTCCACCTGATTTGCATAGTTGAGTGGCATTAATATAACCATCTTCTTTGCGTATCATTTTTTACATTTTTAAAATTGATAATTTATATTTTCAATTTTATACACTTTAAAACCACCACTACACTCATAATTAGAGTTTGCAACAAAAGTTAGTTTGTCGCAGTTTGTAAAACTCTTATAGACAACAAAAATCTTAATTAAAGCTTAAAAAGAAGAAACTCTTATAAAAGAAGATGGTCGTTCACAAAATGTCAAATCCAAAATCATTCGTTCGCGAATGCAAAACAATCTCCGTCACCTACGATTTACTGCTTGAAGCACACGAAACCGTTGGTAAACAAGCGACAGCACGTATGTTTAACGGCAAATCAAAACGTGGTGGAGGCGGTTTCTGTTCAGCCGCAAGCATTGAAAACTGGGTCGAAACATTTAAATATGTCATGGAGCATCCAGACGAAGACGATCACGATCCCTATCAAGCACGCGAAGTCTCTCCAAACAAAGAATGGTATAAATTTGTCGAGCTAATTCACACACCCATTGACCCTCTTATTATTTCTTCTTGGAAAAAAATGTCAAAAAAGAAGCTTGGCGACGAAGCTAAAAAATACGGTTTTACTGTTGGTGTTGCAAACTCCAAATCGCTCGCCAATATCCACGAACGTATGTTTGAAATGACTGAAAGACGTCGAGAACGTTTCTGGACCAAATTGGGTCTTAATGATAGCGACTCCAAGCAAGGGGATCCAGATTATAAATTAATGAACATCTTTCAACTTAAAGAACTCGCCAAAGAACGTGGTATCTCAACAAATCTTGACAAGGACACGTTGATCAGTGAAATCATAGTCGATCAAGAAGATGAAGATAGTGTATTTGAGTATATTGATATGAGTTTAAATAAATTAAAATTGCTTGCAAAAGATAGAGGGCTTCTTGAATACAACAATTTACAAAAAGACGAATTGATCCAAGCATTGAAACAAAAAGATATCGATGATCAAAAAGACAAGGAACAAAAAGATCGTATTTTACTTGGTGGCATCGAAGTCATCTCACGTGTTGAAGACGGTTATATCAATGCCACTCAACTTTGTAAAGCCGGTGGAAAAGAATTTAAAAAATGGCACAAAAATGATAAAACAAAGGAATTTCTAGAAACACTTTCTATAAGAGAAAAAATAAGCGTGTATATGGAAGAAAAGGGGTTGGTCACTTTTCTTCCCGACCCCCCAAAATGCTTAATTGACATAAAAGTAGATGGTGATAACGATGACAGAGGCACTTGGGTACATCCCCAAGTAGCTATCCACATTTCATATTGGATTTCGTCAGAATTTGCAGTCAACGTGACAGGATGGATTCAACAATTGTTATCCACAGGCTCCGTCTCTCTTGAAAGGCCTGTCAAAGCCTTTGCAACGCTCACCGAAATGGATATTGAAGCCGAAGTGCTTGAAGAAGAAGTCAAACTTGAAGAGTACACCACCGATTCCGTCATCTATGCCTCTTATATCGGCAAGGGGATGCTTAAAATCGGCTTCTCCGACGGGCGAATGCTACAACGCAACAAAAAACACACGTCGTCTGAATCGATGTATAGCCAGTGGCGTCTTATCAAAATTTTCAAGGTATCTGGGCGACCCATTGAAAAAATGTTGCACGATTTTCTATTGCCTTACCAAGTCGAATTTAACAAGCAAAAAGAGGTTTACAAATCCACCAAAAAGCTTGCCTCATTTTTGCAAATGACCGAAACGTTTTTGGACGAAAACGACTTGCCCATGAAGATTCGTCGGCTAGAACAACAGGTACACGACTTGCAACTGGAAAACATGCAGTTGAAATTACAAATCAGTCGAATGATTTAATTTTTTACAGCTTTTTTGAAAAGCTTAACATTTATAGTTTATTTTAGTCACATAAAGACTAAAATAATAAATTTACTCACTCTTCCACAAAAATGTTGAATTTGCATTCTCTTTCCCCTGAATGATTGCTCTTATTTGATGTTCTTTATCAACCGTGTTGCGACTTGCTTCGGCAACCGTTTTAAATGACGCAATAAACTTATTTGTATCTTTTGTATATTGCGACACACTTTTCTTTGTTGTTGTTTTTTCTATCTTTTTCTCTGGTTCTTGATCTGATTTTTTTTCATACTCTTCTTTTGACCCAACACGTAAATTGGATACTTTAAAATTATCAACTGTTTTTTGATATTTTTCAGCTTCATTGTCACTGCTTTCTGGCTCGTACCACGAATGAAAACGAACAATATAACTTTGATTTCCCTGAAGTTTCTCGTATCCGTCAATACGGAATGTTTTTGCCACCAATCGCGAAGCATATTCTTGTTTACCTCCAATGTTGTATCTGTATTTAGACATGCACATCTTTAACAATTTGTCATCGGTATTTTTACATTTACCAAAAGATGACACCCAACCACCTTTAATTCGTCTCCATATTTCACCCGTTTCGTGATCAACTTTTTCCTGATCAGTCTCAGATTCTTTAAATTCATCATCCCTTATTTTAAGATCTTTGCACGTCCTGCAATTTCTCCGAATATAATCCTTGATTATTTTTGTTCGATCTTTGCCACAGGCGCATGTATAGGTAATAGATTCATTTTTTGTCTTGAAAAGTGACGTGTCTGTTTTGAGAATACATTTGTCCTTTAAAAGTAATTCTTTTATTTCAAGGCTTAACGCTGTTTCTTGTGACATTTATGTTTTTTAAATCCATTTGATTTAAAAATATTTTTTTCAATTTTATTTCCAAAAAAGAGCGTTCGGAAAGTACTTTACAATACAGGAAATCCAAGTGCACCGCCAGAAATGCGGATAATGTTGTTGTTGACACATGTGGTGATGAAATCGTACTTCGTGGCGACGGCAGTGACAGTTGCAACACCTGATGCTGGGGCGGCCATAGCATTAAAGTACCACGAGTTGTTTTGGGCAGCCGACGAGAAGGGGACAATTGACACATTTGTTAATTTACCATAGTTAGTGGATCCCATAGGATCGATGTTGTAGTAATCCAATGAGTACGAGTAACTGTGGTAGCCGGTCTCGAGAGGGATGACCGGCGAGTGGAACCAGGGGTTGACAAGGGAGAAGTAGTCCGAGCCCATGTTTTGGAGACGTTGGGTGTTCTCATAGATGAGCGAGGTGTTATCCACGGGGTCAGAGCCAGCGGTAAAGTCAACAACGCCAAAGAGAGGGTTGCCAGGGGCAGCACCGATGTTACCCGATTGGTGAGGGCCAAGAGGGAATTGAGGGTCAGACGTGTAGTTCGACCAGGCGGCATAGTTGGCCTTGTTACGGGCGGCCCAGAAGAGCACCTTGACGGCGTGGGAGAAGCGAATATCAAATTGAGGGGTGATTTGAGTACCGCTTTGCACGCCCATAAGAGCACCAGCACCATTGGACACAGTGTTTTGGTTGTTAAACGATTGAAGAGGGGCGGTTTGCACTTGCTCAATCAAGATGTCACGAGGGGCGCAAGCCATCTTTTTACGTTCCTCGTTCGACACAATGGCATAGTTGGCCCAGACTTGGCACGAGTTGCTGATGTCAGGCGTAGTTCCAGAAATGTCGTTACTGGTGGCAGGATTGGATACCCAGCAACCGTTTGACCCTCCAGGTTGAGAAACGCCGGTAAGGAACTCTGCGCCGTTCAAGTTAGTGAACGCAACCGGTGGGACAGCACCGCCTGTTGCTGATCCATAGTTGGGACTAGCCACCCAGCTATCCTTAATCAACAAATCAGTCCAGTTACGGAACGAAAAGTTGATGCGCATTTCGTTGTAAGGAAGAGCGGCCGTGGGCAAAGCAATGCCGGAATCGCGAGTGAAGAAGAAGGGAAGAGGAAGGTTGAGCACTTGAGAGGGCAACACTTGAGCAGATTGAGTACCAGGGCTGGAGGTGTTGGTTTGGACACCACCTTTGCCCACCAAGATAAGAGGGTTGGCAGCCACGGGGTTGATCAATTGGTTGACGTTACCAATCATCACGTTGTAGCCGTTGCGCTTGCCGGAGGGCACCGTGAACGACGACCAAAAGTCCAAGTGAAAGTTGTCAAATCGGGCAGCCACCAAATCGTTAAACGTGATGCTGCACTCTTGGATCAAGTTGTGCATCAAGTTACGGGTCCAACGAAGAACACTGATGTTCGCAGTACTGGAAGCAAGTGTTGCACCGTTGGTGACAGCAGCAGTCACGGCGGGGAGAACCACGCGCAACCAGGTGTGGAGGAGGTAATCACCAGCACGGGAGATGGAGACCGACCATTGTTGACCAAAGCCAGATTGGCCTGATGATTTGCTCAACACGACCGGCACTTGCGTAAACCACGTAGATTTGCGAACTTCGCGAACAAAGTAGGCGATGGATTCCGAGCCACCGTATGTGTATTTTTCTTGCTCGTCATAAGTGGCGAGATCGATAAAACCGGATGTTAAGTTGGAGGTAGCGATAGACATTTTTATTATAGAGGAGAAAATTTTTTTAAATTATATTTAAATTTATTTTATGTTGGCTTAAGAATTTAATTTTTTTAATGTCGGAATTTTTAAGCATACAAAAATTTGACCGTTTTGATGGGTAAATACATGGTTTGTCTTAGTAAGCCCGAGTAGACTTAAGTAAACCAAGTTCCCTTTCAATTTTTAAAATTGATTTAAAGCGATAAAATAGTAATAAAAACAAAGATGTCATTGACAACATTCATAAAAGAAGGTATATTTAATTTCAAGTTAAAATTGGTAAATGGAGAGATATTTACTATTCCAATGAGAGAAGATGGATACATCTACGCAACTGCCTTGTGCAAGGTGTCTGGAAAACGATTGAATAATTATATGAGAACAAAGGAAACAAATGAAGTGATCGAACAATTAAGCATTGATGCTTCTATACAAAAAGACAAATTAGTTGAAATTTACAAGGGTAAAACGTCAAGATATTTACAAGGCACATGGATTCACCCAGATTTATTTTTTCATTTGGCGCAGTGGTGCAATCCATCTTTTTCATTGCAAGTTTCAAGATGGGTGAGGGAATTATTGGTTACAGGAAAAGTTGAACAAGGAAAAGAAAAATCGTCAGAGGAATTAAAGTCTGAATATGAAAAGAAATTTGCGGAATTGAAAGAGCAATATGAGAAAGAGTTGGAGAAAAAAACAAAGATTATAATGACACAAGGTGAACAGAATATGATGTTGTCAAAGAAATATGAACGCGTTTATTATAATCACCAATCTTTTTTGAGAAAGAAAGAGCTTTACAAATTAAAGAAAGGCGGTTGTGTTTACTTGGTAATCATGAGAGACGAAGACAAAGATATTCGTACAAAAGTTGGAATGTCTCGTGACATTACAGAAAGAATCAGTAATTATAGAACATCAAATCTGTTTTGTAAAGTGTTATTTGTGTTGTATACAGAAGACTGTGTTTTGCTTGAAACAAACATGAAACGAAGATATGAAAAGGAATTAAATCCTAATAATCGTGAATTTATTACGGATGTAACAACGGAAGATCTTATTAAAAATATGGTTGAGATTGCAAACATTACAAGTTTAAATTATACAATCGAAACCGATCAAGAACTTGAACTTTTTAATGATCATAATGTTAAACTTACGCATCAAACTCAAGCCCATATAGAAAACACAGATAAAGACCAGGATAAAGACGAGGACGAAAAATCCCAACCTCTTACAAAGCGTTGTGGAGGCGTAACCCATAAAACCGAAGAAAGCCGGTTTTTACCATATTCACGGTTTTTTAAAAATGCAGGAAACGAGGATGGTACAAGTCGTTTATGCAAAGATTGTTATTTGACAGGAGTGTATGGCGACAAACGTAAAGTTATGAAGGTTGTCCCTATTCCCGATCACGATAAAAGTACACACAAGTGGTGCAATTTATGCGAGAGTGTAAAGGAACATTCGTGTTTTTACAAGGCCCGTCAAACAAAGGATGGTTTATGTGCAAATTGCAAGGCCTGTAAATATAAACAAAAGATTGCAAATAAGGAAAAAAAGGAGAAAAATGCGACATCGGGTGAATAAACATTTTATAATGATTTAAAGCAAAAACCGAAAAGCGGTGGTGATAATTTTAATTGTGATAATACACAATTAAAAAGATAAATAAAAATAAATGGAGATTGATATATTGAATATTGATAAAAATATACGCGACAAATGGAAAAATAATAAAGATAAAATAACAGATATTGATAAACAAATTGAGGATATAAGGGATATATTAAAAGACAATGCCTTGTCTATACATATTATTAAGGATTTAAATGATAAAATAGAAATGCTTTTAAAAAATAAACAAGAGTGTATTGATTTTCAGACAAATTTAAATTTTTATGTGATGGATGTGACGCCTTTGTTAGAATCATATAAACAGATGCTTATTGCTCCTAAAAAGATATCATTCATGACAAAAAAACAAAATGACAATCAAGATGTACGAACAGTAGTCAAAAAGTATCTTGAAATATTAAAAATATATAATATTGATTATGCCGAACTTGAAGACATTGTGTCTAGTAATAACAAGTCTCCTGTAAAAAAGAAAGAGTGTAAAAAATGCAAGTCGACACAAGAGTTTATTTATAACGAATACGCAAATGTTGAGATATGTGAGTCGTGTGGGTCACAGGAAGAGAAGGCGTATAAATCGTCTTGTTATAAGGACATTTCGCGTGTAAATATTTCAAATAAATATACATATGAGAGACGGGTGCATTTCAAAGATTGTATAAACCAGTATCAGGGTAAACAGAATGCGTCGATAGATGATAAAGTGTATAAAGATTTAGAAATCCAGTTAGAACTTCATGGAATAGTGCAGACACAGCAGCAATGCGAAAATATTTCAAAACGTTTTTCAAGTGTCACAAAAGAACACATTTTACTTTTTTTAAAAGAGACGGGGCATTCAAAGCATTATGAAGATGTTGTATTGATATATCATAAATTGACGGGTAAAAAGGTGGATGACATTTCTCATATTGAAGATGCGTTGATGGAGGATTTTGATAAAATTTCAAATGTGTACGATCAAAAATTTAAATTTACAGGAAAGATTGAACGTAAAAGTTTTATAAATACACAATATGTACTTTTTCAGTTATTGCGCAAGCATAGATATCCGTGTAAAAGAAACGATTTTAATATGTTAAAGACGTTGGATCGGAAAAGTTTTCACGATGATATTGTGAAGGAAATATTTGAACATCTCAATTTCAATTTTACACCCATTTTTTAATCATATCGTAATTTATGTTAATTTTATGGTTGTAGCACTATTTGATGTAAGATTGTGCTTCCAAATAGTTATTTTAAATGTAACGTTTTTGGTACCGCTTTTTCACAAAAAGCGGTGAATAAATCTTTTAAATTTAACAACTTAAAGAGTATTCTATAGTAAAAATAGAAACTAAAATGTCGATTTTTCAGGATAAAAAATTAATACTACACATTTCGCTTGAAATTATTATAATTGGATCAATGACATATTTTTTTCATACAAAATCAAAGTCTCTTGAGCTTCGTGTAAAGAGTATAGAAGAACAGTTTTCAAAAGAAATTTCGATATTACAAGATAGTATTAGTCAGTTGAAAAAGCAATTAAAAAAATCGGAAATGTCTATTGAGGAAATAAAGTATAGTAAAAACGTAGAGGCGTCAAATCAATCTCTTCCAAGTTTAAAAAAAAATGGATTGAATCGAGTTGACACAAATCGAGTTGACACAAATCGAGTTGAAAAAAATAGAGCTGACACAAATAAAGATGAATTTGAAAGTATCGTATTTAATACTTTTTCAATTTCACAAGGGCCTCCTGGCCCTGTTTATAGACAACACGCAACAGTTGAACTTATTGATGATATAGTTGAAAATAAAGAAAGAAACGATGGAGAAAATAAAGAAGAAAACAACAGTGAGGAAAAAGAGGAAAAAGAGGAAAAAGATGAAAATGACAATTCAAGTGAAAATGGAAGTCTTGACAGAGAACTTGAAAATGAATTAAAAGAGTTAGAGAATTAGACGCCATTTAAAGACTAAATAAATACATATAAAACGAAAATGCTTACTAAAAAGCAATGGTATAATGAATACAAAGAAGATTTAATGTTGCTTTATAAAAAAATAATGTATGTTTTAAAAACTAGAAATTTATTATATAAAGAGTATTCTTTCAGCGCATTTTGCGATTTTATTTATAAAAAAACTGATCATATTTTATGAGTAAAAAGAATAAGGAAGAAAAGTATAAAGATAAAAGCAGTATTGGTAATGATAATGATATCGATGAGAGGGAACTAAGTAATGAAACAAGAAATATAAATGAGTTTAGTGAAAGCTATATGGAAGATATGCATTATGAAAATGTACACGAATGTGTTGTTGAAAGCTTAAATATTATAAAGATGCATATAAAAGAAAAATCATTGAGGATGGGGCAAAAAATTGAATATGGTGACATTTTTGATTTTTTATTCAAGTAGTTTAGTTTATATTTACAAGCTCTACATATAATATCAATAGAAATTATATGTATTTTAAACTACAGGGTACATATAGACACTGAAAATTTATTTGGGGACTAAACAGTCCATTAAAGCCTTTTGTAATGCAGATAAATTTTCATAGTCAGGATCAAGAACATCATCTACATTTAATTCGTCTTCATCTTCTGGTTCTGCCTCTGCCTCTTTTTCATCTTCTTCTTCTTCCTCTTCTCTTTTTTGTTGTTTCTTTTTAGAGGCTTTTTCATCGTCTTTCTTCTTTTTAGCGGCCTTTTCAGCTTTTTCTTCCTCTTCTCTCTTCTTTTGAGCGGCTTTTTCTTCCTCTTCCTTCTTTTGCTTTTTAGCGGCTTTAGCAGCCTTTTTATCGTCTTCTTCTTTCTTTTGCTTTTTAGAAGTGATAGAATCAATAAGTTTTTGAATTGTTGCAGATTTTCCGACAAAAGAAGCACCATCTTCTTCATGACGTTTAAGATCATCATAATAAGATTTATCTGATTTTGGAACACACATTTTATTTTCTAAATCGCATTCATGATCTTTATCGTCGCAAGGCGTATTTTCATCACAATGAATTCCTTTTGCTAATGCTGCTAAATATGCAGATAAATCTGTTTTAACTTTCTGTTCTTTTTGCTCAGGTTTTTCAATTGTTACCTTTTTGTTTTCATCAAGCTCTTTGTAAAAAGGAGGAGTTAAAAGTAATTCTATACCATATGGAAAAAGTTCGTTCATACTAACTGGAGCGGTTCGCGAACTTTCTTGTTTTCCTTTGATTATGCATGTATAATAAGGATCACCTTCATTGTCAATTCTCAAAATACAATTTCTGCTTACTTTTATTTTCCATGACTTGAATTCTGATGCATCAATAGGTGTTCGTCTTGGTGTTACTCTTAGTGATCTGTTGTAATAAAATGGATCATCGTCTTTGTCAAACTTTAAAACCCATCCTTTAGGTAATTCTTTTATTTTTGGTGGTGGTACAGTGTCGTAATCATCTTCACTCATTTATTTATAAATTATTTTTTATAAATAATATTTGTTTTTATAAATTTATTTCAGGACCTCTCATTCGTCTTTTAGGAGCTTGTTGCATATTTTCATCGGGTGTTCCAAATAAACTGCCGCCTATTTTCTTCATTACCATCTTTGTAATGATAAAAATGGCTGCATTAATTAAAATAGTGAAAAGCAAACGAATTTCAACAGGCCATTTGCTTCCTTCTGGCACATAATTCTTTTCACCCAATTCGATAAGAAGATGTTCATATTTATTCATATTTACAATTTGTTGCTTTGTAAAATCTTGCATATCAAATTTAAGCCAATAGCCAAGCACAAATTCTGTAATATAAAATCCTGTAATAAGATAACTTTTATATGTTTCAATATTACTGTCTACATTTACTTGACGAATGGTTGAATCGTATGTGCGTTGCATTGTGGAATAATCACTGTGTATGGTAAACTCTGGAATATTTGCATTTTTATACGATTTTCGAAGCAGATCAAATTTAAATAAAAGTTCACGTTTTAAATCTTCATCATCTTGGTCATTATTACGTGAGATATCAGGTATAATTTTTCGTTGCAAGTTTGCTCCTCCTGCTATTTCAGATAAACGAGGAGCTGTATAAATTCTATCATCATCTCCATCACGGTCACGGTCACGATCGCGACCATTATCAGGCGATCTATTATCTTTTAAAAGCTCCTTAAGTCTTGATGATAACCCGTCGTCTTCTTCTTTGGGTGGAGATTTATCTGATCTTTCACGTGATCTTTTATCGTCTCGATCTTCACGATCACCCCTGTCATCACGATCACCTCGATCATCACGATCACCCCGATCATCACGATCATCACGATCACCCCTGTCATCACGATCTTCACGGTCACCCCTGTCTTCACGTCGTTCACGCCTTTCACCACTACGATCATCACTTTTTTCATTTTCACTTTTTTCACGTCTTTCTTGTCTTTCACGATCATCGTTATCTTCATTATTGGATTTTTCACGTTCACGATCACGTTCACGATCACGTTCGCGTTCACGCTCACGATCGTTTTGGTCAACGTTGGATGGTTTATATTCTTGATTTACCAAATCAATTTTTATTTTACCTTTATTTTCAATTAATTCAAGATACATATTAGGCATTCTTGGAAATCGTTTTGGTCGAAAACTTGGCCTTTCTGTAAAAAGTTTAGTGACAGTTATTACCGGTTTTCTTAACATTTTACTTTATTGAAAGAGCTTTAAATGATTAATTATTTTAATAAAAAATTTTTTACAGAATTATATCCAACTGAAAATAGTTCAAGTTTTTTTGAATGATTAATATGAAAATCATAAAAATTAATGGAATCTATTTTAACTTGAATACACGTGCATTTTTCTGTAATACCCTTTAGCTGTATTGTTTGTAATTCGTCTATTGGTATAGTTAACAACATGAAAATTTTATCAATAAGTCTTTCATATTCATTGCTCATATTAGATTGTAGATTAAAAATAGCAATATGTAATAAATCATCCTTTACATACTCGATAATTGGAAAGAATGGGCAATTATCAACAAATCCTCCGTCAATAAAATATTCATCATTATAAATACAATCATTAAATATAAAGGGTAAACTTGATGATAATATAATAGCATCAATACAACTCATTTCTGGATGTGTATAAAAAGATAAATATTCCTTCTTTTTTTTGGTTATATTATAGGTACAGGTAAATAGTATAATACCCATTTTTTCATAGAGATCTTTAAATGTTGGAATGTATCCAATTTTATCGATTGACATCTTTTTAAAATGCGACGAATAAATTGAAAAATCGTATATGCCTTCTCCGTTTAAAATAGAATCAATGCTTTTATGATCTTTTTTGTCAAATACATTATTTGTAATGATATAAACGACCATTTCAATAGGGGTGTAACCAATTGCTAAAAAATAACAAATAACAGCTCCAATACTTGTGCCTGAATAATATTTTACATTTTCGATTAATTTATTATCAATCATATATTGCATTGCGCCAAGCAGTCCAAAGCCTTTCATTCCACCACCGGCCATAACAATGGCGTTGTAAATATCCAAATTTGACATTTTGTGTAAAGTTAATTATTTAAATCTTTAATAAAATATACATTATATTCTTTTTTTTTAATACTTTGTTGATAACTTCTTTTTCATTGACTTCTTCTTTGATAACTTCTTCTTCTTTGACAACTTCATTGATAACTTCTTTTTCATTGACAACTTCTTCTTTAATAACTTCTTTGTTGATAATTTTTTTTTCATTGATAAGTTCTTCGTTATTGACAACTTCTTCGTTGACAATTTTTTTATTAAAAATGCAAAATCTGTATTTTCTTTGGAAGGCCAATTTATAAAGGAGATTTGACAATAATTTTCAAGCATTTCATTTATATTTCTACAAAATTCATCAATATATTTCTTAACATCCATATCATAAATTTTATTTTTTAATTTATATAAAGATTTTGTGTATCTTACATAATCATCCTTAAAATTTTCAGTATATTTTTCATCCTTAAAATTTTTGCTTAATGGACAATAACCATATTGTTTGCGAATATACCAAATTCCCCAAAATGTTCCAATAATACTAATTGATTCAATATCCTCCTCCTTGTAAGGAAGTTTTGCAACCGTAATAATATCCTCAAAAGATGGATAACTTTTTGATTTTTTAGGATGTGTATGAAAAAAAATATTTCCTCGTGGGGAAGGAAAGGTACATCCTAACCTTTGTCCTGTGTCATACTGTTCGATAAATCCTTTATTAACATTGGAAAAATCAATGCTATATAAACCTTTATTTATTAAAAGTCTACCGCATTTCTCAAATTCTTCTATATCCATCCACTGATACAGTTGAATAATTGACTCATTTTCTAGTTCCATTCTTTATTCATTCAAATGAATAAAAAATAAT